AAACGCATTGGGTGAAGCGTGGACCGCGTGAAATTGTTGAGCTGATTAATAGCTTTGTGGATAGGTCTACCATTGATCCTCGATTTATAAAACGGCTAAGGACTATCCCATATCTTAAAATGATGTTGGAAGAGATTGCGTTGGTAACACATCGTGATGCAATCGAGCCGATTACTGGTAATCTTAAAGACGGTGTATATGTTAATATGGAAAACGGCATCCTCCATATCAATCTTAAGACTGGTAAGCGTAAGTTGTTAGACCATGAATCAGGTTATTACTTTACTACTATACTTCCGTACTGTTACGAGCCTCAAGCAACGTGTCCACGCTTTGATGATTGGATGGCGAAACAAATTCCTGATGAAACACTTCACGAAGCATATTATGCCTTTGTTGCAAGTTGTCTTACTAAACATAAAGCCGACATCATTATGATGCTGGCTGGTGAGACGAGTACCGGTAAAAGTTCATTAATAGATATTACTCGAAGGGTTATTGGTATAGATAACTGCGCGGCAATTTCCGCGGGCACACTTTTTTCCGGCCAACCAGACGCGGCAACACAAGCCATGCAAATGGAAAATAAATTGCTGGCATATGATTTTGATTCACAACCATTCAAACACTTAGAAATGCTTTTGAAGGTCGCAGCTCAAGAGCCAATAATTGGTTGGCAGATGCATGTTACGCGTAGACCAGTGGTGAATTATGGCCGCCTAATGCTCGCGATGAATCCGTATAACTATTCAGTATTTAATGCAGCGGTTGCAAGACGCTTCGTTACTATCAACATGGATGTGCAGGTTGAGAAAGATAATAGCGTTATCCCAGCTATTTATGAGAATGAGCTGGCTGGTATATTCAATCATGTGATGAATATTGGTATGAGGCACCTCATTGAAAATGGCGGGCGCATAAAGGTTACGAGTGAAATGAAAAAAGCAACGTTAGACTTTCATCTTAACAATCGCGATGCGATGAGATGGTTTAATGAGAAGTATATTGTGTTGAAACCCGCGCTTGACAATAGCAACAAGGCAACAGCCGAGCAGAAATTACTAAAAGCAAATCCGGGTGTTAGTAAAGTAGTATTTACAAACGTGTCTGAAATGTACCGCGACTATCGCGCATGGCTAGAGGATGTTGAAGGTTATTCAGCTTCGCGCATACAATTAAAGAAACACTTCGCTGCTGATCTGGAGTTATACGGACTTAAAGAAGCTGTTTATAAGATAGCTGGAAGCCCGTTGAGAGGGATGTATATTGGTATAAAATCATAGGTTTTTGGTTACAAAAAAAAGTTGTAACCGAGGCCGAAAAGTTGTAACCGACAGAGAAAATGGCTGAAAATTACCGCAGAAAAAAGCAACTTTCAGTTAAAGCGTTTGTAACCGATGTAACTGACGTAACCGTAACTGCCTGATAATCAAATCGGTTACATCGGTTACACGGTTACAGTATATAAGATTTTATAGAAGTGTACCCCTATAGAATCTTATGTTGGGTTTTTTTTGTAACCGATGTAACCGATGGAAATAGGGGTTTTTAAATGTGGGGTAAATTTTGTATATTATTATTAGGGATGCGACTCGATTGTGATGGTAGGGGCGGCTTTAAATCGTTGCAGGTGTTTTACAAGTGATTGTTTAATGGCAAAAAAATCTGGTTATAAAAATAAAAATATTGGAGTACTCGGTAAGAAGACTCAATGGAAGAAAGGGCAATCAGGAAACCCTAACGGACAACCACGCAAACTACCTTCACTCAACGCAGTACTTACAAGAGTGTTTGGCGTTACTGCTGAAGATGAAGTTTCAAAAGTTGAATTGATACTCGAAGCAATGTATAAGCAAGCAATTAAGAAAGGTAATGTGCAAGCAGCAAATTTAATTCTTGATCGCATGCATGGTAAGCCGAAGCAATCAGTTGAAGTAAGTGGTGCGCTTCAAGCGCGCGAAGAAGTTAGTAAGTTAATGCCGTTTGCGAAACCAAAGAAGGACTAACATGGAAGAAACGTTCGCATACACACCAATGATCTACTGCGTGTTTGAAAGAGATACGATGAAGTTTGTTGGTAAGACATAACACGCGTGTCTGCCCCGTTAGGCGGGAAATGGACGGAAGGACACCGACACCCTTCGTTAAAAAAAGCCGGGGCGTGTTATTTTAATACAGTGGGTATTGTAGTGTTTGTTCATCATCTGAACTGATATGGTTAAACGCGGGGACAGGCGGCCAACTGAACAACAATGATTATGGTACGAGCAAAGTTTACAGTAGTGGAAAAAACGGAAACAGCTGATGCTAGTTTTTCCGTTCGGTTAACTCCTGTTATTAATGGCAGCGAGGAGAACAAAAGTTTTTATAAGTGGACACCGGGTGGTCAGATTCAACTCAGTACTATCAACAAAGATGCTGCTGAACAATTACAGCCGGGCAAGTCTTACTATGTAGACTTTACAAAAGCTGAAGATTAATTGAACAATGAAAGACATAGATGTTATCCTAAAATGAAAAGCTATGGGAAATTTTTTGCTCTATGTCTTTCTTTACTGCTTAGTGGCTGCGTGTATTGTGAAGCTCTTCAACAAATACAAACGCATTCAATGAGTGAGATAGTAATCAACCCTAATCTACAATTCTTATACGATCAGTTCAATGCTGGTAAGTCTGGTGTTGTGCAAGAAGGTTCTTCACGCAGTGGTAAGACGTGGGCAGACATTGATTTTATTATATGGTTGTGCAGCTCAGTCGAAACAAATGCTACTATCAACATAATCAAAGAAACATACAAGTCATTCAAGACAACACTCTATGATGACTTCAATAGACGTCTGCCAATGTTTGGTATATCATCCCCCTTCGTTGACCGCTCGGACGTTGCGCGCTTTGATTTGTTTGGTAATAAAATTAATTTGCTTGGCGCCGATAGTGATACTGTTTATCATGGTGTATCATGCGATTACTTTTGGATTAATGAATCGCTTGATGTATCACAACAAGTATTCGATCAATCAGAGCAACGATGCCGCAGATTCTGGTGGCAAGATTATAACCCAAAGGTAACTGAGCATTGGGTATACGACAGGGTGTGTAAGCGGAGCGATGTTGGATTCATTAAGACAACGATCTTGGATAACCCATACGTTAGCGATATGGAGAAGCGCAAGATACTTGGTTATGAGCCTACCGATCCGAACGATCGCGAATTGCCTACCTCTAAACGCAGACCACACCCTACTAATATAATCAACGGTACTGCTGATGATTACATGTGGAATGTTTATGGGTTGGGGTTACGTTCAGCACCAGAGGGCTTAGTATTCCAACATGTCAACTGGATTAAAGATGTTGAGTATCCTAATGTTGAGAAACAATTTTATGCGATGGACTTTGGTAGTGTTGATCCAACTGTACTCGTACAAGGGTGCATCATTGGTAAAGATATATACTTCAAGAAATTATTTTATGAGCCGTGTGATGCGCCCGATAAAATTGCAAACATGATTGACGCGCATGGTAAGCGTAATGAAATTATTTGGGGCGATAGTGCGAGTGCAGGACACATTAGCTACTTAAGACGTAAGGGCTTCAAGGTATATGGTGTGAACAAGCCAGCCGGCTCGGTTGCTTATGGTGTGTCATTACTTAAGAACTACCGTCTCAACATTGTTGATTGTCCTGAGTGGCGCAAAGAGCAAACGAGTTATAAGCATCGCGTGATTAATGGTATCAAGCAAGAGCAAGACTTCATTGGTATAGATCACGCATGGGATGCCGCGAGGTATTTAGTAATGAGTAACTTTACTTAGGTAAATAAAGATAACATGAACATCTGGCAATACGGTGTACAAACATTCAATAACCTCTTTCGCGTTAAGAAGGAAGGTGGTAAGTATTTTTATGTTGCGTCTAAGTACAACGCGTGGGAAGAGCTGTCATACATCAAAGCATACTTAGAGCTGCCAGAACTCAACGCAGTTATATCTACCAGTGCACGTATGTTTGGTAATGGTATAATAAAGGAGGTGGATGATAACGGCACTGAGATTGATTCACCACTTGTTCAGAAGTTGCGTAACCCAAACTGGATGCAGAACGGTCAGGAGTTTTTGCGCCAGACAAAAATATTTAGGAGCATCTTTGGTAATGAATATATATATGAGTTACTTCCATTTGGTATGGACATGGAACTCGTAAAGAAGTCTGCTATCTATACTATTCCATCAAACTGGATAAAGCCTAAGTATGATCAGGACAAGCCATACTTCTTTGAAGTGGAAGCACCTGAATCATTTTACTATGAGCTGAGCTATCGCGGGCAACTTAAGAAAATACCTAACAATAATATCCTCCACTTCAATGATGATCGCGCCGACATGGATAATGTTTACGATCATAACAATACGAACTTGACTGGAGAGTCAAAGTTGAAAGCGTTAACACCTGCGTTGAATAATCTTAAGATGGCTTATGAGACGCGTGGTGTGCTGCTAAAGAATAGAGGAGCGTTAGGCATACTCAGTAATGCAACGAGTGATAAGATTGGAGCGATACCACTTGAGCCCGGTGAGCGTGAGCGCGTACAGGAAGAGTACTCACGTGAGTATGGTGGACTGGATGGACAACGTCAATTAATTATTACCAGTGCTGATCTCCGTTGGCAACAAATGGCAATCAGTCCTGACAAGATGGGATTATTTCAAGAGACTGAGGCAGACTTCAATAAGATACTTGATGCGTTCGGTTTGCCGTCGGAATTATTTGTGCGTACTGCTGGTAGTACTTATGAGAATCAAAAGCAAGCGCGCAAGGGAGCATATGTTGATACAGTTATACCAGATGCTAATGAGTGGATCAGTGGTATAAATAATAAGTATCGTAAGGACTCTAAGACGAAGTTAATTATGGACTTCATGCATCTACCAATCTTCCAAGAGGATTTGAAAACGCGTGGTGATGCAATGACTGCGGTCTTTAATGCAATGTCGAAAGCTATGCAAGATAATGCGTTGACGATTGAGGAATATAAAGCAGAGGTTAAGAAATTTGGAATTAAAATATAAATAATATGGGAAAGAAAAAAGTTGTAACAAGTAAGTCAATAGAGCAGGAAGAATTTAATCCTGAACCTATTGTAGAGCAGGAAGGGATTACTGAACCTGCTGTTGAACAAAGCGAAGTTGCCGCAGCAAAATCTGTTGCGAAGAAAAAAGGTTTGTCATCCTTTGGCTCAATGCTTAAGGCAGCAAACGCAAAGCGCAAAGAGCGCAAGAAATTGTATGGCAAAGAAAATTGATAAGGAAAAAATTGCGCAAGAGATTAAAGAGCGCGCGAAAAAAATTGACGAAAAACAAATCGTAAAGAAATGAAACCAATAAATTTTATAGGGTGCAATGTGGTATATGCTAAGGATCATCCTGAGTATCTACCACTACCAGCTCTCAAGACTGAGGATGGTTTGGTAGTTACTTGTTGGGAATTAACTGATGAAGAAGTTGAACAAGTTGTTAAAAATAAAAAGTTTTATTTTTCTCAGCTTACTTTTAATCAACCATTGCAACCAATGAGGCCTGTAACTGATTTATCCGACTTAATTGAGATAGTATGAAAACACCAAACATCACCGGCAAGGAGTTATTCAAGTGGTTAGTGGCTAACAAGGCAGAGTTGATTGATGCTAAGAAGGCAGCAACGAAACATGCTGATGCTACTAGCTTCAATCCTTTATCACTTAGTCCTGAGGTATCTAAGGGCAAGTATCTCTATGAGGATGATGAAGACGGTGGTAGCTTGAAGCGAACTATTGTTGCCAATACATATAACTATCTTGACTCCCATGGTGATGTACATCTTGAGGGAATTTTTACCAACTCCATTGAACAACGTAAGAACAGACCAGCACCGCATTTATATGATCATAATTTTTCCGTGCTGTCGAAAGTTGGTAAGTCCCTTAATTATACAGAGCGTAAAATTTCTTGGCGCGAGCTTGGCCTCGGTAAGACTGGTATGACCACGGCTCTCGTGCTTGAATCAGAAGTGAAGAGAGGTATGAACGAGAAGGTGTTTGACGCTTATCTCAATGGTGAGATTGATCAACACAGTGTTGCGATGCGTTACATAAATGTTTCGCTTGCTGTTAATGATGCAGAGGAATATCCAAACGAATATAAAGTATGGGAAGAGGTTATTGGTAAGGTTGGTAATCGTGCAGAGGCAGAGAAGAAAGGATATTTCTGGGCTGTGCGTGAAGCTGCTTTGCTTGAAACGTCTGCTGTACTTGAAGGCTCTAACGTATTGACACCAACGCTAGTCAAGACTCAACCGTCTGAGGACATTGAGGAGAAAAATGTTCAACCACAATTTGTATTGAACAGGGTCGCTATTTTAAATAACTTTTTATAAACCAACACAAAAAAGAAAT